ATTCGTTCTATAAATACTGGCCTACTGGGGTTAATATTAAAATTTATGCTGATTATGATTATCAGAGCGGTTTTCATTGGGGCCGCCTACCGGAATGGCATACAGCGTTTAAACAACGGTATGCCGATCATGCCGACGCGAACGGCATGGCGTCTGGGGTGTATAATTACCGGCGCGATTGCGTTAGGTTCTCGCACAAGGTCGCTGCAATTACGGACGCGGCGCGGACCATAGGCGATGGTGTGCTAATCTGGATTGACGCGGACACGTTCACAGATAAGCCGGTGCCGATAGATGCTCTGCACCGATGGTTGCCGGAAGACTGCGCGATATCCTGGCTTGATCGCGGGCGGGTGTATCCTGAGTGTGGGTTTATGATGTTTCGGAATGCTTGGGCGTGGCTGCCGAAGCTGACCGACTTATACGAATCGGATAAGGTGTTTGGATACTCTGAAACACACGACAGCTATGTGATTCAACAGTTTGTCAAACGCCTTGGCCTGAGGGTGCATAATCTATCCGGCCCGGCATCAACCCGCAGTCATCCATGGGTTGGCTCAGAACTTGGGCAATACATGGATCATCTAAAGGGCGCTCGCAAAGCGCTGGGAAAATCGGGAGAACGGAATGTATAAGGTCGGCGGGTTCTGGATACCGGATGGCGATGAGTCGTTTGCAAAGCGCCTGACGAAAGAACCGCACGTTGATGGTCATGCCGTGTACCGGCATGACCGCTTGCTTAAGTCATTGGAGTTGCTGAGCAATCATAGCGTCGCGCTCGACATCGGCGCGCACTGTGGCGTTTACACGTGGCATTTGTCCAAGTATTTCCGGTGCGTTCATGCGTTCGAACCTGCCTCGCCAAATCATGAATGTCTGATTAAGAACATGGCGGATCGCAATAACGTGATCGTTCACAACGCCGCCATTGGTGATGAGCCGGGCCGGTTGCGTATTCATCAGGGCGACAACACGAAAAATGTTCGATGGTCTGCGCTAGTCGAAGGTGGTGATTATTGTGACGTTGATATGATTACTATCGATAGTCTTAAACTTAAGCATGTCGATTACATCCGGGTTGATGTTAAGGGGTATGAGCCTAAGGTTATCGCTGGCGCGGCGGAAACAATCGCGCGGTGTCGCCCCTTGGTGTTATTCGATGATCGTTTCGATCCTGATAAACTCACTGCCTGGATATTGTGCGATCTGGGATTGCGGCAAGTGTGGAACAAGCGCTATGATAGGATGTTCAAATGAAGCTCGTGCATGACATATGGCTTCCAAGCGGCGACACGACATTCGCCAAGGTGTTGCAACGGCACGGCGGTGAGTATCAGCTAAATCGTTACGAAGATGCGTTGCCACACATCAAACGGCGGCGCGTCGCGCTCGATATCGGTGCGCATGTCGGGATGTATGCTCGCCAGATGGTGAAGCATTTCGAGGTGGTGTATGCATTCGAACCTGTACCAGCGAATTACGAAGCGCTATGCATGAACCTTCAAGGTTGTGCTAATTCACACTGTCTTTCTTGGGCGGTTGGGCCAGCAAAGAGTCGGTGCAATGCGGTAGGTAATCCCGGCAAGAGTGTGTCGTGGAAGATGAAACCGGATAATGATGGTAGTATTGAAGTTGTTGCGCTTGACGATTACTTCGCTATTACTGATGTTGATTTCATCAAGATTGATGTTGAGGGGATGGAACATGATGTGCTAATTGGCGCGGAAGAAACCATCATGAAACACAAGCCAGTTATCCTGATTGAAGAGAAGTTCGATGCTACACGTGCCGCGTCGAAATACTTGACTGGCATCGGAATGACTTGTGCATGGCGTAAGAAGAACGATTACTTATTCACATGGGGTTAACATGAAACAGGTTGCAGGAATTTGGTTGCCGGACGATGACACGCATTTCGCCAAAGCGCTTCCTGATAGCCCGATGGTTGACGGGCACGGCACCTACCAACTGGTGAAGATCGAGAAGTGTCTTGCGGTCACCGAGCGGCGGCGCGTCGCGCTCGACATCGGCGCGCATGTTGGACTGTGGTCTATGATCCTGGCGAAGCATTTTCAGATGGTTCATGCGTTTGAGCCAGTGCCACAGTTGCGCGAATGCTGGTATTGCAACACTGACAAAAACGTTATGCTGTATGGGTATGCGTTGGGTGCGTCGTGCGGCAAGGTGAATATGAAATATATTCCTGGTAATACTGGTAACAGCAGGATCATGCACAGCGGCGGTGTGCAAGTCCCTATGGTAACGCTCGATAGTCTTGAGCCTATGGATGTAGACTTTATAAAGATCGATGTTGAGGGATATGAATACGATGTGTTGACCGGCGGCGAGAAAACCATACGTGAGCAGCGCCCTGTTGTGTTAATCGAACAAAAACCCGGCAACGCTGAAACGTTTGGACGTAAACGGCTCGACGCTTCCACGTTGCTTGAGCTATGGGGTATGTCTTTGCTGTGGGAAAAAGCAGGAGATAGGTGCTATGGCTGGTAAGTATTCCTGTTACATCGGGTATGACCCACGTGAGCTTGACGCATTCGTGGTGGCGCGCGAGAGCTTCAAGGCGAACTGTTTCTTTCCAGTTATCGTGAATGCTTTGGCACTATTCGACTTACCGGAGTACACGCGAGATGTGCAGCATGTTGGCAACATGCGTTGGGACACAATCAGCAACGCCACAATGTCTACTGAGTTTTCAATCAGTAGATTCATGACTCCTATTCTAGCCGAAACAGGTTATGCGCTATTCATGGATTGCGACATACTTGTTAGGTCAAGTGTGTCGGAACTATTCCGTGGATGCATTGATGACAAGAGTAAGGCAGTATGGGTTGTTCCTCATAACATGATGTTGAATAAACATGTTAAGATGGACGGTCAACTTCAAGTTCCCTACCATCGGAAGAATTGGTCAAGTGTTATGGTGTTCAATTGCGATCATCCATCTAATAGAAAACTCACGCTCGACATGATTAATACTTTGCCCGGCCGCGACTTGCATTCGTTCTGCTGGCTTAAAGATGAAGAGATTGGTTTTCTCGATCCTACGTGGAACTATCTTGTCGGGCATACCACGGGCGTTGACGATCCAATAATTGTGCACTACACTGATGGCATTCCGTCGATGCGGGGATATGAAAATTGTGAATACGCTGACGAGTGGCGGGAACGTTTAAACGGATTTGTATTATGCTGACGTTGCTTGATCCTCCAGTTGATCCGCTGCTAACGTTAGCAGAAACAAAACTGTTTCTACGCGTCGATACGGACGACGACGATTTGACAATCCTCACGCTTATCAATGCGGCGACGGCGCGGCTTGACGGGCGGGACGGTATCCTAGGCCGCTGCCTTCGCCCGCAGGTCTGGCGCTGGGACGTGCATGAGTTTCCGGCTGACGGATATTTCATTCGCGCCCCGTTGCCCCCTACCATCGATGTGCAGTTGATCGAGTATTACGATACCACAGGAACGCGTGTCGCATGGGACGCGGCGTCCTGGCGCGTTATCCCTGGCGGATACAATGGCGATATCATATTGCCGAACATCGGCGTATCGTGGCCGGTGACGCTGGCTGAAACGCAGCCCGATACGGTGAGCATTACGTTCCGCGCGGGGTATCAGGATTTGGCCAGCCCAGCCAATGAGGCGGTGCCGGAACCTATCCGCCTTGCCGCGATGATGCTTGTCGGGGATTGGTATGAGAATCGTTTAAACACTATAGTTGGCACCAGCGCGCAGGAACTGCCGAATGCGGTCATGAACTTGATTTCAACTCTCCGCTTTCCGGCGGTGGCGTAATGGGTCAGCAATACAACGGCGGCTCACTCGATAGACGAATCGTTATCCAGCGTGTGACCGTGACCGCCAGCGCGTACAATGAGCCGGTTGAGAGTTGGGCAACGCATTTAACGTTATGGGCGCGCAAGGTGGACACGTCCGCGTCGGAAGGCCGGGCGGCGGCGGAAGTCGGCGCGAGCCTGTCAGCCCGGTTCACTGTGCGGTGGTCAACCGAGACGGCGGACATCACGGCTAAGGACCGTCTTGCGTTCGACGGTAAAACCTACAACATAACGGGTGTGCGCGAGACAATCAACCGTCATACGTTCATCGAGATTGATGTAGTAGTGAGAGCGGACAAATGACCGTTACGGTTAAAATCGCAGGTTTGTCAGAGCTTAAAGAAACTCTCCGCACGTTGCCCGACGCAACGGCGAAGAACATCTTACGGAGAGTTGGCAAGGCTAGACTACAGCCTATTGTAGACCAAGCAAACATCCTAGCACCACGGATTAAAGGCAAACTTGCTAAGTCGATAGTTGTTGCAACGAAGCTAAGTAAATCGCAACGTTCTAAGCATCGCAAGTATAACGATAGTGATGTCGAAATTTTTGCTGGTGCTGGATCAGTGCTTTACTCTCATATGGTTGAGTTCGGCAGCATTCACAATAAGCCTAAACCGTTTATTCGGCCTGCCTGGGACAGTGGGAAGGATAAGTTACTTGAGGGTATTCGCGACGATCTATGGCGCGAGATTGAAAAAACTCTGGCGCGTCGCGCGCGCAAGGCAGCAAAGGCCGCATAATGGAAGCCGGAATCATCACATACTTACTCGCGGGAACGGCCGTCGCGGCGGTTGTTGGCACGCGAGTTTATCCGGTTGACCGGCCGCAAGGATCGGCGTTCCCGGCTCTCACTGTTACGCGGATATCCGGCGGGCCTCTGTACGCGGATGACGGTGAGGTTGGACTTGACAACGGCCGGGTGCAAGTGGATTGCTGGGCATTAACTTACACGGGAGCGAAAGACCTCGCCGCGCTGGTGCGAGCGCGGTTGTCTGCTGTGCGCGACGTGTCTGGGTTTCGATACATCATGCTCGACAGTGAACAGGATATTCGTGAGGGTGGCGGGAACGTGGCGGAGTATCCGTTTCATGTGTCTCAAGATTACAACGTGTGGAAGGATAGTTAATCATGGCCGGAAATGTCGGACGCAGCACAACGTTTTATTGGGGCGGCGATTCACCCGCTGACACAATCCAGGGAATTCGCGAGAAAGCGATTTCCATGAACGGCGAACCTATCGACGTTACGGCGGACGAT